CCCTCTTTAATCTACTTGATCTTCCAGCTCATTATGCTTCTGGATTTTAATTGAACCCGTTTAGCGTAATGTACACCACGATAAGTTAAAAACGCAAAAGTTTCATCTGGATCGTGTTTATCTGGATCAAACACTGGAAGGTCATAAAACCATTTGACCTTCAGCATGTGTATCTCCTCAACCCATTTTTTTGAGGAGCAGCAATTCACCATACATCATAGCAATGAATGCTGCACAACCTAAGGACGTAAGTCCAACAACAGTTAGTGCTTGCATAACATCCTCACTTGACGTAGGTGCGACCACGATAGCAAAAAGTGCCATGTGGTTCGGACATCTCAACACAACGTGTGTCATACTCAACGCCACGATATGCGGCATGAGTGATCTGAGCATCATGAAGTGCAGCAGCTTTTTGAATCTGCTTTTTGATGATGTTTAAGGTGTTCATTTGTCGTTACCTGAATAGAATGGAAAGTTAACCTTCTCACCTTTCGGTGGATCCGTTTTCCGTTCCTTCAGTCGTTTGCGTCCCAATACCACTCACAATCTGGTGCTGATTCCTTTACGGTCTCAACCAACTCAATCTTCAATACATCATCGATGTATTCGTTTGCCTGAATCCTCAACATGATAGCATCGGTTTGCTGGCATGAGAGAGTTGTATACAGAAGTATCTCTGGTATCATGGGATGAACGCTCCGTTCCGCGACTTACTTGCGTCTTATGTCTTGAATACGCACTCATAGGGTGTATGACGTAAGAACTTTCTCTTCATGCTCTCACGAATACCTACGTTTTCAGGACGAGAGTAATACTCATCCTTATATAGGTTTGTAATCGCTTCTTGAGATTGTTCACAAGTCATCATCCAGTCGTAGGCACCACTGACAAGATAGTCACTGGTAACCTCCTGTGTACTGAACGCCATGAGCAACATTAAAACAGGCATAAGATGAACGTACTGTCATTATACACTGACATTACTATCTATGCAAGCAATTTGGTATAACACTATACCATTTTTATAAATGTTTACGCCCCTTCCCAATCAAAAAAGAATACCTGAGTCAATCTACCAGTTTCAATACTGTCACCAAATCCAGGAACGATACTCCTATGAAGTAAATCTCCTCGATAAAGAACTAATCGATTGTAAACATTACCAATCATGGTAATCAAATTCTCATTACTATCAAATATCCCTGTTCCCGAATCTATTGGAGCATTTGGAGTCAAATATAAAACACCTGCCCACTCACTTTTATCTTTATGAATCCAAGTCTTCTCGCCCTCTAAGCACAACTGAAACCTAAAGCAGTCCATGTTATTCCTAAACTGAATAGGACCATAGTTTTGAGTGCCCAAAATAAGATCAATCTTATCACCAACCATATTCTGATATTCTTTATCAGCAGCATCTGATCGATGTCCAGGAAAAGTTCCTGAAGTTTTAAAATCAATGCTTAAAGCAGACTCCCTAACCACATCTGGGTTATCCAAGAAGTCATCAACAATAATCGTATTGATCCTCACAGGAACATTCCGTTATCACTCATATATTTTAAAGTTTCTTTTAGATTGCCTCGATGATCTAATCCAATAGCAACCTGAGGATACTCAGCTTCGCTACCAAACTCAGCACGAAACTGCCTATCACTAAAGTCAGCACCAAGTAAAAATTGTCTTACATTTTGTCCGCATGCTTCAAGAACCATCACTGCTCGCTCAGATTCTTGACCACCGTTGCCATAAACTAATGCTTGCATCATTGTTCTTTAAGTTTGTGATCGTAAATAATTTCGATTTTCTTGTGTTCAGTTTTAAGATCTGCACAATCAAAATGCCTTACACTTTTAGCATTAAGTAGTTTCGCAATACTGTCTACCAGATTATTTGCGATTACTCTGTTAGTTTCTTTCTTCCAGTTTTCAGTCACGTTGCCTCCAATCGTCAGGTTTATCTCTCATGAACCAGTCTTTAATATCGTCAGCACTGTCGAACCCCGTTTTATGATTGGATGGATCGGGGTCTCCTAGTCCCATCCTATTCATAAAATCATCCATACTGCCCTCTTCAATGTCTTGAGCAGCTTGTCTTCGTGCCTGTTGTAACCAATCTCTAGCAGTGGTATGTGACTTGGCAAGTTTTTGTGCCCAGACCATATCCTCTAAAGGAACTTCTTCTTTATTAGCAATACATCTGCAGATCGACTCCAAACGAAGTCGGTAAGCGGTTGACAGCATAACGTGCTACCTTTTTAAATTTATTTATTGAGACCAGCAATAACAGCGTCCAACTTTTCTGCACGACCAAGATAATAATCTCTCTGCTCTTCTAGAGCACAGTTGATATCATCTACAATGATTTCAACATCAATGTCGTCATTAAAGTATGTTTGAATTGCTTCAGTCAAGTATCTTTTCCTATTCCACTCAGGGGAATAGGGTCTATAGTTTGACATAATAAAAAGTATTCATGGCGATAGTTTAGTAGAGTCCAGACAATTTGTCAACTAGTGTTCTTTGTATTTTTCTGGATTCTTCTTCACATCATGTATAAAATACCAAAAAGGGACCAAAAGAAAGGTCCCAAGAAGAGATCCAACCAGTGCTGGATCAAAGAACGTCAGGATTTGGCGTATCATGGTCGTCTCCATATTGATCTAAGAGATCTTTGACAACTGTCTCACTTCCATCAAGATTTTTAATCTCGTACAGAGGTGATTTCATATACTTTTTGATTTTTTTATATTGTTTGATTAGTTTTTCTACTTCTTCTTTTTGTACAAAAACCTTGGCTTTACCATCACCATTTCCAAAACCATTAGACATTTATTTTTTACCTTTTGGCGGATTATATAACTTTGGATTTGCTGTTCCTGAAGATTGTTCTATTGAGACAAATTTGGATGAATACTTATCCCAGTAATGGTCAAAGATATCAACTTGCTTTCCAGAAATAACTAAGTCAAAGCACTTCCTATCATCCTTCATATATGATACAAAAAATGCAGTACATGGCAATGACTTATCATCAACAGCTGCGGGATCACAGTCCTCATGAAGTAATTTAATCTTGCTCAACTACGACCTCCCCATTGAATATCAGGATATGCTTCAGAGATGACAGATCTAGTAATCTTATACTTAGATTGCAACTTCTTATCTTTTACCAAAACCATGATCTCAGCTTCTCTAGGGTGAAGACCTTCAAGCATCTGAATAAACATTGTCTCTCTACGGAGACTGGTTATGGATGGATTACCACCCTGGAGAAAGTTATAGAAGTTCTGCCATTCCTTACGGATAGAAGTCGCTCGCTTCCGAACGACCTCATCCATTTTAGAGAGACCGTCAACCTTATTCAACTTCTCAATAGAAGCAGATAAGGATTCATTCTGTGCGGTCTGCTCTTCTGCACGAGAGTAAGGAACATCACCCTCAGGAAGAGCAGACACTGCTGTGTCATCAAAATTCCAAATTAAAAGTGCTACCAGACCCTCTGTCCTATACTTTTGTAGCACTTCTGCCTTCTTTGCAACGGTTCTTTGTCCATGCACAAGATCCAGAATCTCATGCATGAAGGGATTAGGTTGCAGTTCAGGGATCGGTTTAGTCGTCCTCTTCTTCGTCGTACTCATAATTGTTTTCAAATCTCACTGCTAAAATTTCATCGGGAAGAACATTCCCATTTTCGTCAAACATCTCTGGATGTGTATATACGGGTGAAGACATAAGAACATGCTCCTTTGCCATCCAACCAACTACTCCGCCCACAATGAGCATCATTATGGAAAATAAAGCGGAGAACGTAAGTGTAATTGCTAACATCGGACTACTCCCGAGATCTAACTCTTTTTAATAATACCAACTTTAAATTCAAAGTGGAAAGATATCTCCCGTTTGAGGAGAGAGATAACCTTGCCGAACATTATGCCAAATGTTTTAGGTTTTGGTTCCTCCCTCCTGCTGCGGTGCCGCAACATTAACTCAAATCCTCTGTTTATATTGGAGGATTCGTCTGCTTTATTTAGTTGACTTTTTCCGTCTTCCTGGTTTTTTGTCATTACTGTATCTCCAGGCATCTTCAAGAATACCATAGAGATATTCTTTTATTTTTCTTGCTTGTGGTTTTGGAATGTGACCATATCCCTCTCTCAATTGCTTGTGAGTATCGTCTTGACCACCCTGAAGATATTCTTCAAGATCCAAAATCAACAAATTGATCTCTGCCGCTGTACTGCTTTCGATGAACTCGTCAGCATGTCGGCGTTTTGCATTAGATATTTTAAGATAGTCGTACAGTTTTAGTACAAACTTTCCCTGAAAGGCATAATCGATTGCTTTCTCAACATCATAGTAGAGCGAGGCAAACTCAATGTCTTCTTCCATTAGTGCAGACACCATTTCAAAATTATATATCAAAAAGTGGATTTAAACAACTGCTTGGTCTCATAGAACCAAACATAATCTAAAGTAGATTCCTCCAAAGTTTTAAGTGCTTCATCTGCTGTCTCAACAAGTGGTTGACCA